GACGGCACGGCGGCAATCACCGACGATGACGATACCGTTGTATCAAATGAAGTAGCTTTAATTTATCCGAATTTAAGGGTAATGTTTGGTGCGGGGCGTCGCACATTCACCGATCAAAGTTCTCAAGGTCGGTTCTTAGGTGCGGGGCGGCGACGGTTCAACAGGGTGGAATCAGTGAATGCAAACCTATAAACATAAAAAACGCCCTGATGAAATTGTCATTGCGGAATGGTCGTTTTCGGATCGCATGGCGGAAACCGAAACAATATCTAGTCGAACCGCCACAAGTAGCGATCTAACAATTAGCGATGTTGGTGCAACCGAAGATGATCGTGGTGTTGCATGTTTGGTGGAAGGCGGTGACGATGCCGATGATAGCGTAATTAAATTTGGTGTTGTTACAAGTCTTGGACAAGAATTATTTGATGAAGTGATTTTGCGTATTCGCGCGGACCCGTTTGGAAGCACTTAAAATGAATGCAATTATAAATGCGGCTCAACGTCGCCTTTCAACTTTGTTTCCAGAATTTTTCAATGGAAATACAAAACATGACTACGCAAAAGATTATGGTTGGCCGGATAACATCACATTCGATTTTCTTTATCGTGTCTACACGCGCAATGGATTAGCGGCGGCGGCGGCGGATCGATTGAGTTTGCGGACGTGGCAAACACTTCCAGAATTTTGGGAAAGTAACAAACCGGTTGAAAGCGGTTACGAATCTGATCTGCGGAAACGTTTTGAAGATATTCGTGGTTGGTCCGCGTTGATCGAAACTGATTTGCGCGCATTTGTTGGCGGATATTCCGGCGCAATTTTACGCTTGGCCGATAATAAAAATTTTAGCGAACCTGTTGACCGCGTGAATGGTGGCGTTGACGGGATTGTTGAAATTGTTCCGGCATGGGCATCACAATTGACCGTGACACAATGGGATGACAACGAACAATCCGAAAATTATGGCCGTCCATTGATGTTCCAATTTAATGAAAGTGCATTGAGGGATACAAACACAGGTGCGAACAGTACAAATCAAAAGATGCGTCAATTTAACGTTCACCCGGATCGTGTTTTGTTGTGGTCCGCTGATGGCACCATTTACGCACGATCAAATCTTCATGCCGGTTACAACAGTTTAATTGATGTTGAAAAAATTGTTGGCGCGGGCGGTGAAGGTTTTTGGAAAAATGCAAAATCCGCACCCGTCATATCGGTTGAAGATAAATTTGACGTTCAAACGATGGCACAATCTCTTGGTGTGACGCCTGACTTGATTAAAGATGCAATGTCCGAACGCGTTTCAGATTGGCAACAAGGTTTCGACAAATTGTTGATGCTTCAAGGCATGAAGGCCGAAGCGTTGGCTGTTACACTTCCACAACCGAACGAATTTTTCATGATTGCCGCTAATATGTTCGCCGCATCGGTATCAATACCGGTACGTGTTCTTATTGGTAATCAAACGGGCGAACGGGCTAGTACCGAAGATCAAATTGATTTCAATAAAACCTGCATGAGCCGCCGAGAACGTGTGGTTATTCCTATGTTACGTGATTTATTGAATCGTTTCGAAAAATGGGGTATTATCGCTCAGAAAGACTGGATCATTCATTGGGATAGTTTATTAGATTCATCACCAAGCGATAAAATGACACGCGCGCAGGGCATGGCAACGATTAATAATACAATGCTTGGTGCGATGGGTGATGGTGAGCCGGCTTTCAGTGTTGATGAAATTCGCGCGGAATTGAACATGGACCCGCGTGAACAGATTGGGGCAACAAATGGCTAAACAAGTTCGCGTCAATATTCGCACGAACGCGGTAAGCAAACCGCGCGAAGAAACGCGCAACGGTCGAAAGGTTGTCGTTGTTTCAAGTGCTACCATGCCGGATAATATTGTTATGAACGATATTCGGTATCCCGCCGAAGCAATCGAAAAATCATTTCTAACTCTCAATCGCGCACCCGCGCCGCTTGGTCATCCGATGATTAGCGGAATTTTTGTTTCCGCTCGTGATCCCGAAGCCATAAATATGAATCATGTTGGTGCATGGAATGAAAATGTACGGCGTGAAAATGGCCGTATATTTTTGGATAAAGTTATTGATGTTGAAGTCGCCAACCGTACCGAAGCGGGACGCGGATTAATGGCGGCGATCAATGAAGGAAAACCGATTCATACAAGTACGGGGTTGATCGCTAATCTTGATTCAGCACCCGAGAACAGCGGCGCAAAATTTGTCGCCAAGGATATTATCTTTGATCATGATGCAATCTTGCTAAATGAAAAAGGCGCGGCAACACCCGAACAGGGTGTTGGAATGTTCGTCAATTCATCGGGCGAAAAAGTTGAGGTTGTGAATAGTGCTGTCAGTGATAGCGCCATGAGCGATCTTGATTGGGCGGCTGATATGGCCGTTCAAGCGGTCGAAAAGTTGGGGCGAGCCTCAATTGTCGAGCGTGTTGTAGCTGCAATCGTGGAAGCGTTAGGCATCAACGGTGGCGGAAAGTTGAGTTTCAACAACAAGGAAAGCGAAATGGACAGAGAACAGTTTGATAAACTTTCCGCTGAGGTCAAAACCTTGTCGGAAGGGATGGCGAAAATTCCCGAACAAATCGCCAATGGGATTGCAACGGCAATCAAACCGTTGACCGATGCCCAAGCCGAGTTGAAGGCGAATCAAGACGCTAAAGACAAGGCCGAATTGTCGGACATTCAAGCGAAGATCGTGAAGGCGAATTTGCTTGATGAATCGGCGGCGAAGGAACTGACATTGAACGCGGCGCGTGCGTTGGCGAAGAAAGCTGAACCCGGTAGAGCCGCTGGGATCAATCCCGCGTTCGTTCCCAATTCGTCCGGTAAAGACGAATTTGAAGGCGTTGATTTGAACGCCGCATTGACGGAGAAAAAATAATCATGGCCTCAAACGTCATTTATCGCGGACCTATCGCAAAGGAACCGCAAACCATCGCCAATCGAACGGTTGCCGGTGCATATCTCTCGGGTATTCTTGTCACTGATAGCGGCACGGTTTTGACCGTTGCCGTTGCGGCGGACATGGGTAAAAAAGTTTATGTTTTGTCCAACCGTCGATTTATGGAACAAGACGTTGCAACGGCTTATGACTCCGGTGATACCGGCGTTGCCTATGAACCCTTACCCGGCGAAGTCTATCAAGTTCGTCTTGCGGCGGCGACTTATGCCAAGGGTGAACCGTTGACTCTGACCGCTAATGGTTATCTCACTAACACGATTGTAACGGGCGATGTGGTGTATGCCTATTTCAGTGATACCGCTGGAGCATACAGCGCGGGTGATTTGGCTGACGTGGTTATTGCGTCACCAACTCGCACCGAACCGGTTTAATTTGAATAGTCAACGAAAGGAATCATAAATCATGTTGCTATTCACCAAAGAACAACAGGCATTCATTCTCGCAAACCGTCGCGAATTTAATGAACGTCAAACTAAACTCGCGAACTTGATGGGATCGACGGCGATGATGATTGGCAACGCCGCGCCAATTCCCAAGGATGTTTGGGGCGTGTGGGATCGTGAGGGAATTGAAATTCAACGAGAAGTTTTAAGCGTGTTCAATGATCTTTCGGCATCGGTCTCGCAACCGATGCCGATTGGAAAATTGGTTCATTATTTCCAAACTATCAGTGATAGCGGCGAAGCTAACGTTTCGCTGGATGGCCGAAGCAAAGCGCGCACCGATCAACAGGTTTATGCTTATCACGGTACTCCGTTGCCAATCATTGATAGCACCTTTAGTTATGGATGGCGTCAAGTTGCGGCGGCTCAAACCGAAGGATTCAGTTTGGATGGTGCCGGCCGGATGAATGCCGGTTATCACGTTTCGAAGAAACTCGAAAGCATTGTGCTTGACGGTGATTCACAAATCGTGGTGAACGGTCAAGCATTGTATGGGCTTCGCAATCATCCGAAGCGTGAAACCCGCGCAACTACAAACACCTTGAACGGTGCTACCGGCGCGCAATGGATGGCTGATGTTAATGCAACGATTGATTTGGTGCATGCCAACAATTACCGCGTTCCCGTTACGTTGTACGTGAATTGGGGTGATTGGAAATATGCACAGCGCACCGACTATTCGACGGCGTATCCTAACAAGACGATTGCACAACGCATTTTGGAAACCGGCGATATTGCAAGCGTTGTCCCGGCGTCCGACGTGACGGCAAGCCAAATCATCGCGGTTGTCAAAAATCGGCGTGTTGTTCAAGTCTTGAACGGTATGCCGATGACCACGCGGGCACAATTCCGCGCGAACCCCGAAGATGATTATAACTTTGTCACGATGGCGGCGGCCGCACTCGAAATCAAATTTGATGCTGATGATCGTTGCGGGTTGGCCGTGTCAACTCATGCTTAATGCGTTGGTTATGTTCTAACGTATAATGAACGGGACGGATTAAAAACCCGTCCCGTTTTTCTTTATCTCACACAAAAGGAAACCCCACTATGAAAGTTAAGATCATTGAAAAAGGTGTCAACGGTGATGGTAATAAAAAGATTCCCGTTGGTACAATTATCGAAATTGAAGGCAAAATCATTCCGCCGTCATTGCTCAATAAATGTATTGTGATCGGTGTTGATGGTCCGTTGATCGTGAATCCGGCAAAGCAACAGACACCAATCGAATTGACTAATGACGATGCGGAACGAAATTTTCTCGCTGATTATGCCAAGTCTTTAGGCGTTACGGTGAATGACGCTTGGACGTTGGACGAATTGAAAGCCGAGATTGCTAAAGTTGAATCGGCGGCGGTTAACCAACAGTCCGCGTAAGATTGTTTGATTACTCCGCATCACGAATGATGCGGAGTAATTTATAAGAAAAGGTTTTAAGATGTACGGCACAATTGCAGATTGGCGCACTTATGCAACGGAACGCGGTAACGCCGCGCCAACCACGGCGAGTGACGCTGATGCGACAGCGGCACTTGTCCGCGCAAGTGATTATGTACGTTCGCGCTATATCAAAAATCTTGCACCACCAAACACAAAAGACACAATCCCGAGCGATGAAACTTTATCGTTGAGTGAAGAAGGTGCATATATTGCGGCATCATTTGAATTAGCGACGGTTGGTTTTTTCTCTAAAACTTTCACGCCGTCACAACAGAAAGTTTTAACCAAGGCGGGCGGTATTTCTTGGACCCCTGTGGGAAATGGTGTTGATGGTGTTTATGGATCATCACCGACAAGCACCTTGCTTGACGCGTTTTTTCGTCCGTATTGTTTCGATCTTAATCGCCCATCATTTAATTTATTGAGCATTGGTGGCGATGACCGCGAGTAATATTAACAAAAGGGAGTTCTAAAAATGGCTGTTGTTGCCCATCTTAACCTTGCCGTTGGTGCAAATACCGCTGTACCAACTACTTTGACCGCATCAAATTCGTTTGTTTACGAGCGCGGCAAAAATCAATTTTTGATTATTAGCAATCCCACTGGCGGTGGAATTGCTTGCACCATTGACGGTGATGGTGGGTCAAGCGTGAAGGTCCCTGGTCTTGGTGCTGTAACTGTTTCATCGGGTTATTCAGTTGGCACGATTGCGGCGGGTGAAACCGTTGTAATTCAGTTGGATTCGATTTTTGAATATCTTAAAGGAACAATTTCAATTACTGGAACCGACTTAACCGCATTTATCATTAACTAAAATGAGTAACGGTAGTGACATAGCGGCGGAAATCGCGACGGGATTAGCCGAAGCGGGCACCGATGCCGGTGACGGACCGCTTGTTGCTACCGTAAACCGTGAACCCATTGACAGTCCTGTTAATCCTTGGGATGAAATAAGCGAAATTGAGCCCACGACTTATGACATAATAGTTATTCGTGATAGTTGGAAATTTGGGGAAATCGACGGCACTAAAATTCGTGCCGATGATTTAAAATTGATGATGCAATCTGGCATTGTTACACCAACAACAGCCGATACCATCACGATTGCCGACGTGACTTATCAAATTATAAACGTGATGCCCGAAGCGGTTGCCGGTGTTGATCTTTATTATATGATACAGGCGCGTAAATAATGGCGTCAACGTTTGATAAATTATTGACCAAATACGGGGTATTAATCGCGAGCGCATACCGGCGAGTTGTGGCAACGGCAAAAAAATCAATTGACGAATCAAAATTAATTGCCGCGATTGATTCGCGCGATTTATCGTCATTGGTTGAAGCTATTGGTATGACCGAAGCCCAAATATTTCCATTAACAGAAGCAATACGCTCAACCTATGTTGGTGCGGGTTTGTCGATTGGTGAAGCTATACGCGGTGGATCGTTTGGATTTTCCGCACAACAACCACGCGCGGCGCGATGGATCAATGAATCAACAGCGCGCCTTGTTCAAGGTATCCAAGATCAATCTCGCGAAATGGTACAAGATATTGTGCGTCGGGGTGTTGATGAAGGTCGGTCAAGTGTGGCGATGGCGCGCGATATTATCGGACGTGGACGCGACAACGCGGGCGCGCGTATCGGGTTGACCGTTCAACAATCCCAATACGTTGATAATATGCGTCTTGATTTACAGTATTTGAATGATCGATATTTTACGCGTCAACAACGTGATAGGCGATTTGATGCCGCTATACGTGAAGCGATCAAAAGTGGCAAACCATTATCCGAAGAAAAAATAAATACGATCACGGCACGTTACGCCGAACGGTTTGAAAAATATCGCGCTACCGATATTGCACGTTCCGAAACACGCGCGGCGGTGGCATCCGGTCAAGCCGAAGGATTTTTTCAATTGCGTGAAAGTCCCGACGTTGAACGTGTTACCGTGAAATGGCAACACAACACCGGAAGCCAAAAAGAAATGCGCGCCGATCATTTGCGCATTGACGGTGAGATTCATGATTTAGGTGAGCCTTGGATTATGGACGATGGGACCGCGATGCTTTATCCACATGACCCGAACGGCGGACCCGCTCAAAATTCGCATTGCCGATGTTCTCCATTTTTTCGCGTCACCCTGAAAGATAAATAAATGACGCAAACATTCTCCGCCGATGTGAAGCGATTTGTTGAATTGACAGAAAAACAAATGCGTCGAGTTGTTGTTGATAGTTTGTTTGATGTTGTTGAAGGTGCGCAAACTAGCGCAAAGGGTGTTACGGCGGGCGGAACAATTCAAGCCGGTAAAATTCCGGTTGTGTCTGGTGATTTAATTAATAGTCTAACTGTTGAAATTAACGGTACGCTTGGACCGAAGGGGAAAAATTCATATGAGGTTGCGCTCGCCAATTATGAAATAGGCGATTACATGCGTTTTGGTTGGACAATGGAATATGCAATGCGAGTTGAAAATGGTTTCACCGGTACGGATGAAACCGGCCGCACGTTCAATCAATCTGGCTGGCATTTTGTCGGACGCAATGCGGCTAAATGGCCGCACATCATTGAAGGTTACATTAGAAAATATTTGGTGAAGCCATGAGCATTTCACTTGAAGAAATCGAAATCGAACTAGGAAAATACTTATTAACCATGTCCGATATTCCGGCCGTCGCTTGGCAAAATCGCGACGTTGACCCGGCGCGACCATTTTTTGCCGTGGATCATGTGCCCGGTTCACGTATTGACCCTACGCTTGACGGGTACGGCGAAACCGTCACCGGCCAATTAATGATTTATGTAGTTATTGCGGGAAATACCTTCACAAAACCCGCAAATTCATTGGTTGATAAGATCCTCATGCATTTCAAATATCGCACCTTAATTTCTCTAACGATTGGTGGTATATTAATTGTGAAACCGCCCGAACCTCTGCCGGGTTATAGGGACGGGCCAGACTGGCGCTTGCCGGTTCGGATTGACTACGAAATACAAACTTGAACCGGCTAATTGAATCGAAAAAAGGAGAACTAACAAATGGCGACAAAAAACAACATCGGTAAAACGCTTTACATTTCGGCGGCGCTTCCAGCAACGAACGATGCCGCTGGATTTGAAGCGTTGACATGGACGAAAGTGAACGGCGTTCAATCGCTTCCACAACTCGGCGTGAGTGGTGCAAATATCGACGTGCCGGATTTACAGACTGGATTTACTGCCGGTGTTAAAGGTGCCATGAGCGGTAATGAAAGCACGGCGGCATTTCGTAAGGTTGCGAGTGATACCGGTCAAGCACTCGCATTAACAACGGCTAACAGTCCCGAAGGTCTTTGCTCAATCAAGATTGGGCGCGGTTCGGATACTGATGAGGCATTGCAAACCGGCGATCCAGTGCAATACGCTCAAGGTTATCTAAACGGCTATTTAGAAATTCAAGGAGACACCACAACGCATGAAGGTTTCACAGTTTCATTCAAACAGAATGATTTCACTGTTGATGCAACCGAACCGGTCTAATAACTAAGCGACCGTTTTACGGCGTTTGGTTACGGCGGGCCGCACATTGTGTGGGGTGTGCGGCCCGTCACTTCTCCCACAACCCCCACAACCACACAAAGGAAAAATTTTATGGATTTCAAACAATATGATTCACGTACTGCCGCTGAAAATCCGCAACCGTTGAAACTTCGCAATCCGGCAAACGGCGAATTTTATCAAGACGGCGATAAATTCGCCATAGTGTTGGTTATCGGTTCTCATGCGCGTTCGGTGCAAGCTGGCATCCTTGAAGAAGCGCGCAAAAAATTAAACACCACCAAGAGCAAGAAAAAGAAAGATGATGAAGCGAAGGCGTTGGCTGATGTTCAAAAAACATTGGTTGAAGGTGCGGCGCGTGTCATCCGTGGTTTTGAAAACATCGAACGTGAAGGACGTCCATTAAGCACGAGCGCCGAAGATGTGAACTGGTTTCTTGATTTAAATTTTCTATCAGTGAAATCATTGCTTGCGCACGAAGGCGGTGACGATGACGAATGGTTAGGCGATAGTTTCGCACAACAGATTTTGAAAGCATCGAATGATGCAAGTGCATATTTGGGAAAAGAATTGCCAACCTGATAAAATATGCCGCACAGGTTGGCTATCTTTCAACACGGCCCAAGGGTGCAAAAGAAACAAGGGCGGAATCGTTAGGAATCGAGTATCCTAAACCGCCTGATGGAATACACCTTGTTCAATCACTTATTGAATTAGGATGGATAGAAAACAACGGAATGGGGATCAGTCCGCTGTCTTGGGTTGAAATCAAATCATATGCGGACGCAACCGGAGCACTCACGGAGCCATGGGAGTTCCGTTGCGTTCGTGATATGAGTTCGGCATATTGTACCGAACGCAACAGTGATGATCTTTTGCGTAAAGCACCCTATGAACGTGTGACAAACTAATGACCGATTTTGCAAAACTTGTAATGGGTGCCGATACGCGTGATTTAAAGTCCGCGTTGAAAGATTTAGACGCACTCACACAAGGTAGTAAAAAAACCGAAAAGCAAACGGACCTATTAGGCGGTGCGCTTAAAAAAATGGCGCTACAAGCGGCGGCGGCATTTAGTACCCTTGCCGCGTTGCGTGAAATAAAACAATTTCAAACGGCAATGGCGGAAGTTTCAACGCTTGTTGATACCGCAACGTTTGATTTAGATAGAATGCGGAAATCGATTTTAGCCGCATCTAGCGCATTCGGTTCTGATGCTACACAACAAGCAAAGGCCACTTATCAAATTATTTCTGCGGGTGCTTCAACCGCTGCCGATGCAACAAACCTTTTGACCGCTGCAAACAAACTCGCAATCGGTGGTGTAACTGATGTTGCGACGGCGGCGGACGGTCTAACGTCCGTTTTGAATGCTTATGGCTTTGCATCCGAACGCGCAACGGAAGTTTCAGATGCAATGTTTATTTCCATGCGCGCGGGTAAAACTACCGTTGGTGAATTGTCCGCTGAAATCGGAAAAGTTGCACCATTCGCTGCACAAGCCGGGGTTTCTATCGATGAATTGTTAGCGTCGGTTGCAGCACTCACTAAGGGCGGCGTTCAAACGAATGTTGCAATGACCGGCTTGCGTGCGATCTTGGCGGCGATCACGAAACCGACAAGCGAAGCCATCGATATGGCCGAACAACTCGGTTTGCAATTTGATTCAAATGCGTTGTCAGCTAAGGGTTTGGGTGTTTTCTTACAAGAGGTTGCAGAAAAAACAGGCGGCGCAACCGATAAGATTTCACAGTTGTTCGGTGGTGTTGAGGCATTAGTTCCGGTACTTGCATTCGCGGGACAAGCCGGAAAAGATTTGTCGAAAATTATGCAAGATATGAATGTAAAAGCCGGTGCGACTGATACCGCTTTTGAAAAAATGTCCGCGACTATCGACACGCAATTAGGTCGCGTTCTTCAAGGATTAAAAAATAAGTTCTTAGAATTAGCGTTACCGCTCGGCAATGCGTTAGTTCCGGCGCTCACAATGGTTGCGGATAATCTTGACCATTTGATTATTGCGGGAACATCACTAGCAACGTTGTTCGCCGGTAAACTCGCATTGTCGCTTGCATCGGCCGCAATTGCCGCTGTAATGCCCACGGTTCGCATGTTGTCGCTTGCGGCGTCCATCAGCGCTTCAAGTCTTGCGGCAACGCTAGCAAGCACGGCGTTCAAATTATTGGGACGCGTATTGTTGACCGTGATTCCCGCTGCACTGATGATCGCGGCCGGTGAATTGGTGTCGTTGTTATTTGACCTAAAAGAAAAAACCGGATCATGGGGTACGGCATTTTCGCTTGTCGGTGATGTGGCTTTAGGTGTGCTGAAAGATATTTGGGCAAATTTGAAAGCACTCGGCAATGGTTTCGTATCGTTTTATGCAGGCATCGCTCAGGGTGCGGTTGCTTTCTTGAAAGGTGGGTCATTCAAAGAAGCATTCTTAGAAGCGTTTAAAGATATTGAATTTGGCGCAATGAATACAACCGAAGCAATCGCGCGCATGAATGCAGCGTTGCAAAATCCCGGTTCAAGTGGTGCATCGGCGGACGGCGCGGCGGCGGGTGATTCAAGTGGTGCATCGGCGGACGGCGCGGGTGGTCCATCACAAGATGTTCTGGACAAATATCATGAATTAATCACATCGCTTGAACAACAAACCCTTGCAATGGGAATGAGTGAACGCGCGGCGGCAATTTATAGTGCAACGATTCAATTAGCCGATGGATCAACGGCCGAAATGAAAAGCCGTGTGGAAGAATTGGCCGGTGCGTTGTTCGATGCCACGGCCAATCATGAAGCTGCCAAAGCAACGGCGGAAAGTTATAAACAAACCGTTGATGAATTATCCAATTCAATCGGGATGCAACTTGATTCGCTCTATAAAACTGATGAACAAATTGCAATCGACAACGCATTAAAAAAAGTTAACGGTAAGCTGACCGATGAACAAATCAAACAATTAACAACACTGGCAAAAAACGATGCTGTGTTGAAAAATACAATTGCCGAACGTAACAAATTGGAAAAAGCTGCCGCTGATGTAAAAGCGGAATTAATGACCAAACAAGACAAACTGAATCAAGCGTTGCGGGAGTATCAGGTTTTGCTTGCCGGTGGTTTTATCTCGCAAACGGAATTTGATGCAATCATCGTTAAAGTTAAAAAAGATTTGAACATCGATACGCGTTCAATTGGTCAACGCATGTGGGATGGTTTGAAAGCAACTTTCTTTGACCCGTTCAAAGATGGTGCCGAAGATATGGCCGATAAATTTGCCGAACAAGTTGAACGTATGTCTGCGGCGGCTGACAGAATGTCAAGCGCAAAAGGTATACTTGACAAGATACAGGGCGCGAATGGCATTCTATCAAATATTCTGGGTCCGATTGGACAAGTCTCGGGCACAATCTCGAATGCGATTAGCGTTGTTAAATCGGTTGTCAATATTGTCAAATCCATTGGCACAGTTTTGTTCGGCGGTAAATGGCAAACCACTGGCGGCGGTATCCAATTGCAGCTAGGCGCGGCGGGTGTGCTTGGTCAATCGTTCGAAGATCAACATAAGAAAGGTGGGCTGTTTAGTTCGTCAAAAGATCGCACGATTTTTTCAGGTATCTCGAACGAACAACAAACACAATATAACGCGGCCTATAATGCAATCCTTGATAACGCAACAAACGCTTTCAAATTGTTTGGTATGAAAGCAAGCCGCGATATTATGGAATCGGTGCAAATTGCAGCGTTGAATATCAAAACATCAGGCGAAGGCGCATTATCTGAATCCGAAGCGAAAGCCGCGATTGAAAATTGGTTTAAACAACTTGATTCGGCTGTTGTGACTGCCGTTGGTGGTGCGACTATTCAACCCTTGCTTGATCTTGCGACCGAAGGCGAAGCGGCAAGCGAAACTCTTATTCGTTTAGGGAATCAAATGAACGTCACCAACGCCTTGTTAGCGTCGGTGAATGTATCAATGTATGATGTTGGTGTGAATGGTGCGGTGTTGGCCGATACGCTCGTTAAAATGGCCGGTGGCATCGATACCTTCACGGCGGGCGTTGATTCGTTTTTTCGATATTTCTTCACCGAAGATGAACAAATCGCGAAACTAACTGAAAATCTCACGAATACATTTGATGCACTAGGATTAATATTACCGGAAACTCGCCAAGGTGTCCGCGATCTTGTGAACGGTTTGGATTTAACCACGGAAGCGGGACAACGCGCATTTGCGGCAATTATGACAAGTAGCGAAGCGTTGAACGTTTATTATACAAACCTTGAAAATATTTCGAATGATGCGGCGGACGCCGTGACCCAAGCCGCATTAGAAGCGGAAAAAATTGTGCGTAAGCGTACAGACAACGCGTTAGATATGTTGCGCCAATCGATCAATGCGGAAAAATCGGTAAAAAAATCCGCATATGATGAATCAATCAAACTGATTCAGAGCGAAGGTAAAGCGCGCGTTGATGCTGCAAACACATCATTGATTTCCGCGCGTCAAACTTTAAGTGCGCTTCAAGGTGAAGTTAGCCAAATCAACAACGCGCTCGCAAGCGCACAATTTCAATTCAATTCGAGCGGATCACGTCAAAGTTCAATTGCGCTTATTCGTTCGGCATTGGCGAGCGGTAATTTTACTGGTACGGGTGCGGCGGCGCAAAATATTTCACAATTGAATGCGTCAAGTTTTGCGAGTGCGGCGGCGTTCCAGCGTGAACAAGCGCGGACATTGAATCTTCTAGGTGAATTGTCAGACAAGGGACAAGATCAAATTGATTATGCTCAATTGACCATCACCACACTTGAAAATGAGATTATCGCAATTCAAGATTCAACATCGGAATTGATTGATGTTGAGCGTATCTTATTCGATCAACAAATTGAATTGCTAGATGACCAATTGAATGTCGCTGAAAATCAATTGAATGCCTTACGCGGAATTGATGCGAGTGTTATGACAGTCAATTCGGCATTACAAGATTTTTATACGGCGATTCAAGCTGAACGCGCGAACGGCGGAACCCCACCCGGCGTAACTACTACCGCGTCAACGGTAAGCGCGTCACAAAACACAGTACAGGAAACGGTTGATGCGTTAAATCGTATTGCTGATTATAGCCAAGCAACAGCCACAGCTTCAATGAAAAATTTCAATTTACAAGATCGACTTTGGCGCGAATCACAAGCGGAACAAACAGTATGAAGTTTGTAGTTCCAATCACGGTTGACGATAGCAACCTGACAACCAACGTTGTGAACACCTATTCAGATTGGAGTGCGGGCACCTACAATTTAGGTGACAAGGCGGTTGAGGGTGAATTGGTTTACGAAGTTGTTGCCGATCCTAGCACAACCGATCAACCATCTATAGGTGCCGCTGCCACAACACCTACATGGATTGTTTTAGGATACTCGAATATTTGGCGCATGTGGCGTGACGGTACAGACTCTATCAGTGACAAGGTTGATGATATTGAAGTTAGCGTTGATATTCCAACTGTAATCACAACGGTTGCTGTTCTTGGTATCGATGCAATTAGCGTCACTGTCGAAATGGACGATAGTGTTGAGGGCAACGTATATAGTGAAACGCAAGACGTTTCCGATATTGGTGTGCCGGATTGGTGGAGTTATTTTTTTGCAAGCTACGAACGTGAAAAAGCATTGATATTTGATGGTTTACCGGCTTATTTTGGTTCGGGCGTAACGGTTACGATTACAATTAGTGCGGCATCACCATCCGACACGGTATCGGCCGGCCGTGTGGTTATTGGGCGTTCTATTGATGCTGGTCAAAGTTTGCAGGGCATCACGTCACGCAATATAACTTTCAGTAAAAAAGAGCGGGATGAATTTGGATATTTGACCCTAATAAATCGGCGCACAATTCGCGTTGTCAATTATCCGGTCATGATACTAAGCACGGACGTTGATTCAATTCAGCGCAAAGCGGCGGATTTATCGGCAACACCGACACTTTTTATAGCCGATCCAACCAAACCGGAAACAATTGTTTTTGGTGTTCTCGAAAGTTTTGATATTATCATTAATGGCATATCTGTGGTAGAGTGCTCAATAGGTGTAGAGGAATTTTAAACAATGGCCTATCCGCCAATCACAGCACTACCCGACTATCCGATACGGGGCGAAGATCAAGAAACATTTGCAACAAAGGCCAACGCAACGGTTGCAGCTTATCCTACGTTAGTGACTGAAACAAATGCACTGGCTAATTGGGTAGAGACAACAGCCGGTCAAGTTGAAGCGGACGCGGCGGCGGCTGATGCGAGCAAAACGGATGCCGAAGAAGCAATGACACAAGCGATTGCGGTAGCTGGTACTTACACTGAAATCAATCAAGGTGCACATTCAACAGCACCGACAACGCGCAATGATGGAAGCGCGTTGCAGAATGGCGATTTATATTTCAATACCGTGAGCGGTAAAATGCAAGTTTGGAGTTCATAAATGGCGTGGCAAGATTATACTCAAGTTAACATCGATCCTATTTTGATGTTTGCTGAATTTACCTATCCGGGTGTTTATACTTTTACAGCACCGATAACCGCCCGATATCTGATTGGTGGGCTTGGAGCGGGTGGCGGTGGTGCCGGTGGCGATAACGGTGTTGGATCGGGCGCCGGTGGCGGTGGTGGTGAATTTCGCGCAGGCTGGTTTAATCTAACTAAAGACGATGCGATCACAATTACCATTGGCGCGGGTGGAACTGCCGGTGCGGTAAATCGCGGTAACGGTGGCAATGGTGGCACCACATCAATCGGTGCTTTGTTATCGTCTGCCGGTGGGCAAGGTGGGCAAGGTGCGACGGGTGGCGTTGGCGGAACGGGTGGAAGCGGCGGGACTTTCAATTTTAACGGTGGTAACGGCGGCGATGGTGCGGCGTATACATCATCATGCTCAAGTGCCGGTGGCGGTGGTGCCGGTTCTCTTTATGGCGACGGCGGCAACGGTGGTAATGGTCAATCGGATGTTGGTGGCGGTGGCGGTGGAGCAATCGCGGGCGGCAACGGTGGCACTGGTTCGGGGACAACAACCGGTAAAGGCGGATCGCCTTTTGCATCATCAACCACAACGCGGGTTTTTTCAAATAGCCGAGTGATGACAGCCGGTTCATTTGCCCAAAATTTACCATTGCTGTTTGGTTTAAATTTTCAAACGCAAGGTAACGGCAATATCTATTGTGGTGGCGACGGTAACGGTAGTAGTGACCCCGGCACAAACGGTGGATTTATGGGTGGTGGTGGCGGCACTGGCCGTGGCGATGTGAATGGTGGTGGTGCCGCTGGTGGTAATGGTGGTGGCGGCGGCGGCGGCAATGGCGGCGTGTCCGAAGCGGTCGGCGGTGTCGGTGGTGCCGGTGCGGCCGCAATCGTGTGGAGTTTATAAAAATGAAATTTGCACGCCTTGTAAATGGTCAATTTTGCGATCCAACAGTTGCGGATTCATTGGTTGAGTTAGATACGCGTTACGCACCGACATATGTCACACGTTTGAAAAATGCGGGTGAATGGTTCGCGGAAATTACCGATCAACAATATATCAATCTATTTACAGTACTGGCAACCACACCGAAAACGTTTGATGGTGCCGATTGGCGAGAATATGCTTATTTGATTCTCGGCACTGTTGCTTTACCGGCTGGAACAACGGATGAAAAAATTGCGGCGGGATTAGCGCGTTATGGTGCAATTTTAAACGCGGGTCGTGCGGCTGTTCCGACCGATGGTTTAGTAGCTGGCGCGTTCGATCAATATGACCGCGCAACAAATTTCAGAAAAGACAAAGTTACAATTTTCCTTGGTGTACTTAATCAAACAAACCCGAAGATTGTCGAAGATAATGAATTTGCCGCGATTATTGCAAGTTGGCCGGAAGAATAACCAGGAATATTTTAATGGTCGAGGGACGAGAATTAAATAATTTTTCTGTTCAAATCGGCTCTTTATTATCCGAAAGCCGAGAGGCTACGCGGCAACGCGTAGCCATGTTCAAAAAACTTGATATAATCAACGATAAACAAATCGAATTGCGCGGTGCAATAAGTGTATTGACCGACCAACATCTTGCAATTAAAAAACATATTGATGAAAATATCATGCCGACAATTGACGATTACAAAGCCTTAAAAAATCGGGGTATTGGTGTACTCGGTATAATTGCTATCCTTGGTGGAACAGCAGCAATCGGCATATCTAAATTGCTTAATATCTTGATTAATCCACCATTGCAATAGAATGGAGGGGCGTGATGAAACTTTCACTTACCGAAGATTGGAGTGTAATTTTACGTCGCGCATGGTCAATTCGATTGATAATTTTGAGCGGCACATTAACCGGCCTTGAAGTTGCGCTACCATTATTTAGTGACGCTGTACCGCGCGGTATATTCGCCGGATTGTCGGCTCTCACATCGATAGCGGCGCTTGGTGCGCGCGTAACGGTGCAAAAAGGTTTAGACTAATGGCGCGCATGAGTCGTTTCAAAAAATCTGCCGGGATTGCAGCGATTGTTGCATCACTGGTTGCAGGCTTTGAAGGTGTCCGCACCGTTGCATATTATGATCCTCCGAACATTCCGACAATTTGTTACGGTGAAACGCGCGGTGTAAAGATCACCGATACCGCCACACTAGACCAATGCAAAGCGATGTTGAATGCATCGCTTGATGAATTTTCAACCGTGCTTGATAGATGCTTACCGGCTGACTTGCCCGAACCGTCTTATGTTGCGTTTTTATCAACGGCATATAATATCGGCGCACCCGCGTTCTGTGGCTCTAGTATGGCAAAACGGGCCAATGCAGGAAACTTAGAAGGCGCTTGCGATGCTTTGTTGATGTGGAATAAAACCACGATTGCCGGTGTGAAAGTCGCGCTTCCTGGTTTAACCAAGCGCCGCACATCGGAACGCGAGTTGTGTTTGAAAGGAACTAAGATCGCTTTAGAATTTCCGCCGAGCGAGTAAATTATGGAAATCTTGACCGCGATTAAATTTGTTCGCTCGAACTGGAAATGGTTTTTAATTGCCGGTCTTGTTGTTGCGCTTGGTGTCTCGCGACTTCAATTGACCATCACGCGCAATGCGTTTGATTCGTACAAGATCAAAGCGGTTGCCGAAGCGCAAAAGCTGCAAAAAAAATATGATGAAAAAACCGTTGATGCTGAAATCATCTATGTTGAATCAGCGCCAAAGATCATCACCGAAATCAAAACAGTTACAAAATGGATTATCCGCAATGTCGAAAATGTTGCCGCTTGTCCTGGTCCTGAGTTTGTCCGCTTGTTCAACCAATCCATTACCGGCAACGGACTTACCGAAGCCGACACCACCAATTAGCGCCATGCAACCGGCGTGCGATCTTCAAACCGCACCCGATGGCGTGACCACGCAAGAGTTTTTAGCAATCCTTGTGGACAACAATGGTTGCGCCCGATTGAATACGCTTAAATTGAAAGCGTTGCAATTTTGGGCGCGCGGAATTTCACAGTAAAAGAAAATAGACCATGAAACCGGAAAAGATTACACCACGGAACATGACTAATGATTTAAAATTCGTTGGTACACAATTCCGTGGTGAATTAGTTTTGTCGCTTTAATCGCGGGTGCTATCTGTCTCGTTATTGGTCATGCTGCCTCCAATAGTTCGATCAACTTGTCTGATTGACGTGTGATGCTGGCGGCATCGGCGGTATGGGCGGCGGCATCGGCGGTATGGGCGGCGGCATAGGCGGCATAGGCGGCATAGGCGGCATCGGCGGCGGAGGCGGCAGCGGCGGCGGCGGCGGCAGAGGCGGCGGCGTCGGCGGCGGCGGCGGCGGCATCGGCGGCATAGGCGGCGGCATAGGCGGCATCGGCGGCATCGGTGGCGGCATAGGCGGCGGTTTTATGAATCGGATTGCCTGTCTCGATGTGTTCTCGATACAGGTCAGCGATTTTATCAATCGCGCCCCATATATTGCTATACTTTTTTTTATCAAAACTGCGCGGCAATTCATCTGTCAGTAACCACACAGCGAATTTCGGCCATATCATCGTCAGATCCGCGCCTGGGCGGATAGCGTTTGAAAATCGCAGCGGCCACGAACGGCTTGCTCTGTTTTCAAGCCGTTCGAAAAATAAATCCTCAAGCCGCGCTATGACTTGAGGGATACCGAACAGGCGCTCATATGCGCTGTGGTTTGCGGTATTTTTTTCACCAAATGAATGCAACGTGCAGGCTATTGCACAACCTTTTCCATTCTGCCAGTACTGCCCTTTAACCAGCCGATCATGTGCGTTGTGATCCTCAAGCGCTGCAATGAGTTTAGCCTTTATCAACGAGTCATTGTGATATGCGAGCATGTTAGTCTCCTGTTGTGTGGTTATTTATTCTCGCTCCTGATTGCGTTTAGTTATCTCTGCCGTGACACCAACAAGCCACGGCGATCATTGCACCAAGGATTATAAAGCAAAAAATGCTAATCATCATTAAAACTATTGACCAATCCATTAGAACACCTTTGACATTCTAAAAGTGCCGGTAACGCCACGACCTAAGCCTGACGTGCGTTCAACAATCCAGCCACGCGGCGCGATTTTAGATGCGAAATACTTCAAGCGAACGATTGCGGCTTGACGGCTCGGCGCTTTCTTATTCGCCCGTTTCATTGTTTCAATGATACGATCAATTTCAACATCTTTATTGAGATTGCGGTTGAACAATTGGAAAAGTTTCTTTTCCGAGTTCGTCAAATTAATGTCCGTGGGAGTTTCCATTTTATCACCTTTTGATGGTGGTTTTATAAATATGAACAGCCATGCACTTAATCCATAATGGCGGTTCGGGGCGTGGTCGAAATAAGTTGATAATCCATTTAATCATGGTGTTATCATCCATGATAGATAGAACAACACTACTGCTAAAAACCCAGTGAACCAGGCTAACGCAAATTGAAAATTATGATTCATGATTTTTAATCTCCGCTCGACCTGCACACAACCATTCTATCAATGCGACTTGTTTTCCTGATTTGTTAAATTTCCATGAGACTTCACGGATGAAAATATATTGCTTAAGTAAACGTTTCGGACCGTATAAACGAGCCTCAACCTTATAAGCCGGTTGATGGGCTGAATACTCTGTTTGACAAATCAACTTGACTAATGACCGCGCGAAAGTACGTTTTTGTTTAAGACTTGTCATTGTGTTTGCGAGTTCTAGCGCCGCATCGATACCGCGCTCTTGAATTTATGCGAGTGCGTCAGCGGTCCATAATCCGATTTCGATAAAACGATTAAATCCCGCTGGGGTGTCTGATTTAAATTCTGTGATCATTTCCGTTCCCTCTCTTAAGCTGCAATATCGAGTTGTTTGGGTCAATTCCCGTTCACAAAGACCATTCTAATGTCTTTTACAGTCCTGTCAATAAGAAAAGTTACTTATTTTGACCCTTTAAAATTGGCTCTAAACCGCGATTTTTTCGCAATTTGTCAATTAATTCTAAAATTTCTTTTCGGGTCATTAACCTAAATCGGCTCGATTTACCCTTACGGATTGAATACCGTCCGCCGTGGGTTGCGTGAACTGTATAACCACACGATTCTAAGAAACTAAAAAAATGAATCCCTGTTGCACCCATTTCAAAACGTCGCACTTGAACCGTTTGAACTGTTTCAACGGATAACGAGTTTTTCCGCTTCCGCTTGATAGAAGTCATAATTTAATTTCCCCCAATTAAAATCCCTTATGTCATTGCACTGAGTGACAAGCCATCCGGCTTGAACGCGCGTTTTGCGATCATCGTACTTGCTTCGATTGCCGGTGTGAAATTCTGCGTTCCATATAAACGGATTATGTTTGTTGTACTCATGATGACTCACGCCGTTTTTGCGTTTGAATGCGCCCGATATCGCACCTTCAACCGGTGGCGATACTTTTACCATCGCGCCGCCATCGCGCGAAACATAATAGCGCGTTACTTTCTGTTGAGCGGTTTCGCCAATGTAGAGCGTACTTCCGCGCGTCGATTTATAAACCATCAGAAATTCGAACGGGTCCGCACACGCCGATAACGTCACTTCAAGTGGAATGTCATGCGTCATATAGTCAATTGCGGCACGCGCAACAATTGGATGATTTATTGGTTGATGCCAATGACCGGGACCGCCTGACATTGAAACGGCGTAACCTTCGCCAATGTCGGGCGTCCAATATGCACCTTTTGTTTTTAATTTTCCCTTGATATCAATCGCCACATAATTATTCACGTCGCGAATCCACATGGATTTGTATTCGACAAATTCGAGTTCAAGCAATGTGAAATTTTCCCAATGTTTGCAAACTTCATTGTATATTGCGCGCGATGTGCGCGGAATTTTGACGGTTAATCCATCCGTGTTGACTTGCAACATTTTCAAACTAGGAACATGCTGAATCAACAGCTCAGCTAACATCGATATTAGCAATTGACCATTAAGAGTAATTCCCATCGTAAAGGCCGGATCATACAACGGCGAATAAATGTTGTTGCTGTCTCCGTATGATCCATTTAATCCGAGTTTTAAAGCTGCGTTTCCAGGTGTTCCTTTTTTATGTTTGAAGCGTTCGATTTTTAATGCCGCATAGTGTTCAATAAATGCTTCGCCCAGATGTGCCGGTGCCATACGGTTGACGATAGCGATTGATGGATAAAGCGAAGCAACATCAGCATCTAAAATCATATTGTCCGCGTCATTGTGCGCGGCTGTGGATACTAGCGAACCGTGAATCCCACCCGTTCCATAATTGAATTGAAAACCGTTGATGATTGCACTAACGCCTTTGAAAACGCCTTTCGTAGTGGCACGTTCCGGGTTTATGTTATCCGGTTCTAAAGTTTGTTCAAGCATCCACTGATGAACACGTTGAAATTCCGGGTGTTCAAATTTGATGTAAGGAAAAATCACATCACGCAATGGAATATGCGTCCGAATTGTTTGACGCGGGACGGTTTGAAAATAACCCTCACCATTAAAACCGGTGTTAGTCCACTTTCTTTCATGCGTTATTTTATGGCCTAATCGCTGAATTAAAAGTTCTTTTCCAAGTTTTGTTGCGTTGAAGTTAAGCACATCGCCCGCGATCATTCCATCATCGCGCAATTTGCGGCGTAAATCGATTTCCGGCAAACTGATGCGAGCAAACCGGCGCGTTTCTAATGTATCATATTCACCATAGGTTCGCGTTGAATCCATTTGGTCGCTTGTCAACATTGTGCCGGGTTCAATCGGTAAATTCACAACGCGCGGCGAACGCATGTTGTGTTCAAGACCTTTCAGACTTTGCGAGCGTGCTTGATTGTCAAAGTGCCAAATTTTGAAAAGGTCTATTTGAGGAATGATTCTATCACTCGGCCAAATGTTCAACGCCCATCGATTGCGATTCTGACTGGCAAAAATTTCTTGCGACTTCGCATAAATCGTTTCATATGTCGCTGTTATTGGAGTTCGCAATAATTCGTGAATCAAAATGTAATCGTAACCGATATTATTGAAACCACACATTTCAATCTGATGTGTGGCAAGATAATGCAACCATTCGAGCAAGGCGGTTTTATCGTTTCGCCTATCGCTGATTTCCCAAGTGGTGCAATCATCACGGTCAAGCGATACCGCACAACATGAAAAAAAGTTCGGGTAACATTCAAGATCGTAAACAATCATTCGCGATACAACAGCAATTCGAGTTGAGTGGGCGAATGTCCGAAAACCCTTGCATTATTGAACAGCAATTTCAACCGAGGCAAATCCGAATAGTCACCGAATGCGATCCGTGCGGCACACTCTACAATCTCGCGCAACTCCGGCGTTAATTCACTAAGGCGCGTTACTTGCTTATCTAGATAGTTCAATTCATCGGCTTGATCAATATACATATATTCGAAATTCAAATGACGCGGCACAATATCGCACAAGCCGGTTTCAATGTCGTTAACACCCTCTTTCAACCGTTCCTCAATTTCATTCAATAATTGTTTATCAGTTGCTTTTGATAGATTCATGAAACATGGACTCACAAGGCAAATTCTGTCGGATTGTCTATCGCTCGCGAAACGGCTTTCTTAAAAAATCCGCCGATTGTTTGAAAACATGGGTTGCCGTTGCGTTCGTTAATCCAATGACGGCGAACAACCAATGAATGTTCAACATCCGTTAGCCTAATCTCAACGCCAGTCAGTTCATTCTTGAATGAAAGAATTTGTTGCATGGTTATCACCCCATAAAAAACCGGCCCGGTTGATCCCCTCAAAACCGGGCCGGTTCAACGTCGCACTTACCTGGACTGTTGATTAGAAGGGAACCCAGGCATTCCGGCATGAGCGGGAATGGTGGGGGGTGTACCCATCATACCGGGTGCGGCGTTAGTCACAAAATCATGTGCTGGCGGCACATTAGAAGGGTATGCAGTCGTCGTATGGACTGGTTGAGCGGTCGCGGCATAGTTCATTCCGCCCGGCACCACAGCGGGTGCAAATCCCGGCCGAGGTGCGTGGTGCGTAGGGTTTCCGAGGGGTACTCCAGGCATCGCCGCCGGCATCGGCAGCACTGGCATATTGCCTTGCGGTGCGAGCGGGACAGCCGATGCACCGGGTGGCAATGCAACAGTTTGACCACCAAAGACGGCCATTGCATCAGGTCCGTGTTGAATTGCCTCACCATAGCCTAAAAATTCGACCATGACGGGGTTGACATAAATTCCGGGCATTGATCCACGTGTGCCGAGTTTGCCGCTGTGCGCCTTCAAATTCAATGCAACGCGAACATAATCGCCGGTCTTAATTCCTTCGGTCATGTCGCTATATGCACCACCATTCAAACGCACCACGCGCGGCGCAAATGATTCAGTTGAAACGCTCAACACATAACAACCGGCGTAACCTTCGCGCGTATTGAACGGTTTGCCTTGATCATCAAGGCCGTCACCATCTTTGATTTTCCAAGCGAAGTTGGCGGGAACGCCTTGCGGGAATACAGTTTGCGCTTCACTGGTCATCGCTTGCCACAACGGTCCAAAATCGGCTTTCGGAATAGCGATACCGAACGCCCATTGTGTAATTTGTTTTCCCTGATCATCCAAAACGGGCCGATTGTTTTGGTCGATCTTAGGACGCCCGTTGATGGGGTTGCCCCACACGATACGAGCGGGGCCGGTTGTAATTGGTGTAGGCATTGGTTTAGTTCTCCTGTTGTGATTTGAAAAGTTATTTACGTTTACGGCGTGGTTTTTTGCGCGGAACGGTTACGGTGTGAAGCGGGATGATGCGTACACCTTTGTTAAAGTTTTGAGTTTTTGCCCATCGCATCATCTTTCTAACATCAGTGAATGGACCGTAAATCTTTTCACTGTCAATGCTTTCAAGCACATATTTCATTGTTTTAATTCCTCCGTAAATAGTGCTTTTGCATCTTCATTGATATCTGATCGCACAAGATTAAACCCGCGTGATGGGCGTTCGGTCCAACTGTTTACCGTGTCTTTTGGTATTCCGGCTTTTTCAGCTTGTGACGGCGTGACCAATGTTGATTTTTGAATCACATCAATCGGCACACCACCAAGCATTGAAAGCGTTTCCGCGTCCGCGCCTTGAATCCATTTACGGTTTCCATAAGTTTGTTTCATTGCCCATCCCGGCACACCACCTTTTGAAGCGGCAAGCGATTTTAGAGCATCAAAACGGACTTTTAAAGCGTTCTCAGCACGATCTAGCAATTCCAATTCATAGGAAATCTGCAAGTCTGTCAAGTTCTCATGATAGTGTTGAGTGGTAATATCCACAGCAGCAAGCGCGGCCATTCTTGACGCGGGACACAATGGAGCACGGTCGCACTTATAACAATGCGGGCCGGTTGTGATGGTTGGCGGCAACGCTGCAATTCGTGCGTTGATTTGATTATAGATGGTTTGAATCTCGCTGTTATCGATGACCCATTTACGAATTGGACCGCGCTCATGAAACGGGCGCGGCTGATGAATCGTCATCACAATCATTTGCGCAGACCAACCGTATTTGAACATCGCGCCGATAACTCCGGCAATCATTTGCCAATTCGATTGAGGTTCGACAATGCGCCAACCGTATTTAGGTTCATCGACAAACAGTGTGCGCGTGGTTTCATTGTATGAAAAAACATCGGGACGGCAATTGATTGAAGCACCGTTAGCCATCCAATTAACTGTTTCTTCGCAATGTACCGGTAATTCGCGGCGCTGAATATGATCGATGTGCGGTTTAAGGTGTTCAATCATTTCGCCAGTCACGATATATCCGTCAATCGCCCGGTCAATCAATTCTTCCGGTTCGGATACCGTGCCATTCAAAACAAATTGAATCACTTTATGTGCGGCGATTCCTTCGCGCCGGTTATCCGTCATTTCATCGGCTGAAACAAACGGATCAATGTGACGGTATCCACCGCATCCCATGATGCGGTGGAGTTCCGTTGCATTAATTTCCAGTTGATCCATTAGACAACACCACGTTGACGCAATGCGGCTATCACCTGCGGAATAAGCGACGCGTGTGATGTAGCTAAGGCCGGAATGCTCGGAAGTTGATAATGCGTGACAAGTTGACCAAGATAAACATTGTCAATTTTCTTATCCCGCAAACCTTGGCTAATCGCGGACATGAGTTGTTGAAAATTGAGTTGCGGTAATGGTGCATCGGCGGACGGCGCGGCGGCGGGTTGTTGAGCCGGTGCGGGTTGCTGTTGTTCGGCAACGGGCGGCGGCGGTGGTGATACAGCGGCGGCGGGTTGACGTTGCAAGAATGCCGGAATTGCCATCGGGTCCGAATCCGGTACAGCGGCGGCGGATGGTGCAGGATTGAAAGCCGGTTGCTGTTGAGCGGCGGGCGCATCAAATACTTGTTCGGGTGACGGTTCAACAGTTGCAGCGGCGGCGGGTTGCTGTTGTTGAGCCGAAACGCGATCGTGCAATTCCGCCGTAACAGCATTGATGGTAGCATCATCAACCCCACGGCGTCCGCGCCATGAGCCGTCTTTGTTCTTTGCTTTTGTTTCGGAATGGATTCTTGCGTCCCACGGCAAACCCTTTGAATCGAGTTCGTTACTGTTTGAGGTTGTTGCCGGTACAGTGGCGGGTGGCGGCGGATTAAATGCCGGTTGCTGTTGAGCGGCGGCCGGTGCGGCTGTCACGGTTGCAAGTGATGTTGTGCCGGTCAAGAGTGCAACCACTTTTGCAAGTTCGGCAGCATCATTGCACGAAATTTGCAGGCTAAATTTTGTCATGATCGTTTCCTTTTTCAGTGTTGAGAATTTTTGAATTGTTCGATAGCCGACATAAGAGAATGCGGGCCGGGATTTTTCACGGGGTCAACTTTTTAATACTGAAAATTATATCTCCCATGCTCTTATGTTTTTTTGCAAAAGATTCCGCCTCACGTTTACGGGTAAAAATCTTTTCTTAAGCGGGGCGTGTTTCACCATACATTACTTGACTCTCAAGTTTCATGTTTGACAAGTGCGATAATAAATATATTATCAGGGGTGTCAAGCGTGAAAAATCGAAGGGGTTATTATGCTTTTTGAGATATATAAAAGGCGCGGTGGATGGGTGATTCGTCACATTCCGACTAAACATGACGTGATGAATGGTTTAGCGGGATTTGATAAAAAACGACAAGCTAAATTTTATGTTGAAGAATTAGAAGCGAGTCCTTTCATGTGGTGGTTTGATGATCCCAGAGATATTAGGAAATACAATGATGTTGGTGAAATGATCCGCTATATTTTCGACGCTCAAAAACGCGCAAAGGCAATCAAATGATTATTTCCGCTGATACAGAATCCGAACTAGACGAGGCCATTGTTTCACACATTGCGAACGGGTGGACTGTCACCGAACGCGGGCAACGTAGTGACGGTGCATTTACCGCATTACTTGTCATTGGACGCAAAGGCGATTGGATTTCGACTTTTACCGGCAAGCGATTTTATCCGCTTGATCCTAAACCGGATGATGTATGCATTGAAGATATTGCTCATTCGCTCGCGATGCAATGTCGCTTTAATGGTCACACGATTGATTTTTACAGTATCGCGGAACATTCGATTCACTTGTCGCATTATGTCTCGGCTGAAATTGCTCTATGGGCGTTGTTGCATGATGCGAGCGAAGCTTATTTGTGCGACATACCATCACCAATCAAGCCGATGATCACGGGTTATTATTCTATTGAGCGTGATGTCATGAAAGTGATCGCTAAAAAATTCGGACTATCGAGTGATATACCCGAAGAAGTGAAACAAGCGGACAAGCGAATCATTGCCGATGAAGTTGATATTTTCTTAACCGATCCGTCATGGGTGAAAACTGAAAGATTTAATATATTGAATGAGAATCACGGTTGGAATTGGAGTCTTGCCGAAGATAAATTTCTGAATCGCTTTATAGAGTTGACGCGTTAGTGACCGATCTTCGTCCTTATCAATTCAAACTCATTTACGATATTAATTTCGCGTGGCAATCGAATGCGCGGAATGTATTGGCACAATTACCGACTGGCGGCGGTAAGGCCGTCATTGCGCGTTCTATCGTTGCACAACAAGGTAACGGATCGCTTATGATGGCGCATCGCCAAGAGTTGGTCAGTCAACTCAGTTTACATCTAGCGCAAGAGTCGATTCCTCATAACATCATCGCACCTAAAGCCGTTGTCGCGAACATAATTAAAATTCATCGTGAGGCTTTAGGTAAGTCTTATATGAACCCGACGGCATCGAATGTCATTGCATCAGTTCAAACACTCGCTTCACGCGGACCGGATGATTGGCACAAACAAATTCGCCTAGTCATCCAAGACGAGGCTCACCATTATTTACGTGAAGGTACATTTGGAAAAGCCGCGATGATGTTTCCGAATGCGCGTTGTCTCGGTTTGACTGCCACACCACAACGCGCGGACGGTCGCGGGCTCGGTGCACATGCTGACGGTATTTATAATGCTCTAGTGACCGGACCAAGTATGCGCGAATTGATCAATCAAGGTCACTTGTCTGAATACGAAATTGTAATGCCTGCCACAAGTTTCGACCGTGAGCATTTGACCATAGGCAGCACTGGCGATTTCACCGCAAAGAGTTTGCGCGATGAATCGGAGCGCGCTCAAATCGTTGGTGATGTAGTCGATAATTATATCATGTGGGCCAACAATTCGCTTTGTGTTGTGTTTGCTGCGTCGGTAGAAGCGGCTGAAAAAATTGCAGCACAATTCAACGCGTGTGGTATATCGGCGGCGGCAATTAGCGCAAAAAATGATGATTATGAACGCTTTTCACTCATGCGCCGATTTGTTGCGCGACAAATAAAAGTTCTTTGCAACTGTGATTTACTTGGTGAAGGTGTTGACGTTCCGGCCATTGAAACCGTCATTATGGCCCGTGCTACGCAATCGCTTGCTGTTTTCTTACAACAAATCGGACGAGCGTTGCGGCCCGCACCTGGAAAAAATCGCGCATTGATTATTGATCATGTGAGCAATGTCCGCGAACATGGCTTGCCGGATCGTCCGCGCCGTTGGTCATTGGACGCGACAAGAGTACGGCGCGAAAAAGACCCGGAAGATATACCAATAACACAATGCGATTCCTGTATGCGCGCGTATGAACGTATTCACAGTGCTTGCCCTTATTGTGGTGCGGAAAAAATAAAAGTCGAATATGAGACGCGGCGGACAATCGAACAAGTTGACGGCGATTTAATGCTATTAGACGCGGCTACGCTGGCGGAAATGCGCGCGGCTGTAGAACTGGAATCACCTGGGGCAATTGCCACAAGGGTTGGTGCCGTTGCGGGTGAGTTCGCCGGAAAAGGTGTCGCGAATAAGCAAATTGAACGGATTGCATCACAACGCACGCTTGCCGATGCAATAGCGGTATGGGCTGGAAAGCAACGCGCGCTAGGCCGTCCCGATAATGAAAGCTATAAACGCTTTTACTTTTGGACTGGTTACGATGTTCTAAGCGCGCTGGCATTGGATCGAAAAGAAATGGATAAACTCACGGAAAGGATTATGGGCGATGCGTGAAACAGCCACGGGGCAGCGCATTCAACTCGAAGCGGCGGCACAAGGTGCAACGCTTTTGAGAAACAACAACGGCGCGGCATATGACAAAACGGGCCGATTGATTCGATATGGTTTGGGTCATACAAAACCGAATCAAGAGTTGCGTTCCAGCGACCTGATAGGCTGGACTCCGGTTGTCATAACACCCGATATGGTCGGGCGCGTTGTCGCGGTTTTCACGGCTGTTGAAGTGAAAAAAGAAGGATGGCGCGCGCCGACCGATGACCGCGAAAAAGCGCAAGAAAGGTTTATAAACCTTGTTAAAAAATCAGGCGGCTTGTCAACTTTTGCAACGTCTGTTAAATGTGTTTCTGATTTACTTAAACTCACAAGGGGATAACATGACTCGTAAAGAACAGATTATTGAAGCTGGTTTAAATTGCGCCGCGAATGGCGGTTTGACGGCTGTTACACTCTCAGGCGTGGCGCGCAAGATCAAATGCAGTCACGGAACAATCTCATTTCATTTTGGCAGTCTTGCCGGATTGCATAATGCTGTGAAAACCGAAGCGATCAAGCGCAAGGATAAGCGCGTGTTGCCGTGGTTGCGAGCCGCTGGGGAGAAGGTCTAATAGCGCACATCAAAATCATTCAAAAACCGGAAAAGAAGTACCGGCGGAAGTCATCGTCTTAGCCTCCCATACCGATGCGAGCATCACGTTCGGTACGTCCGGTGAAGTAGACGCGAACAGTCGGGCTGAAAACCAAACCGTCACGGTTATAGCTCACCGGCTTATCGGCGTCCGCGCCGAGTGCGTTTAAAAGGTACTCGCTGTAAAATTGCGCGACCGCAACCAATGTGGATTTGGTTTTTCGTGACATGTAACCGGCAATGAAGTCTTTACCGTTGACGCTGACAACCACTTCATAACAGGTAGCGCGGCTCTGCATGGCTTCCAGGGTGCGGGGTTCGGCGTTTTTCATTCGGGCGGTTCCTTTGCTTGGTTGGGTGCGACCATTCTAGCGGCTTTAACAGACCTGTCGATAAGAAAAGTTATTTTATTTTAGGACAGTCAACATTTTTTCAATAGCGTCTTTAATCGGAACACCTGGAAAGCTGTTTAACGCAATGGTGCGTTTCTTGGGGTACAAATGAGCAACGCGACCTGTCTTGATATATTCGGCCAAGATTTTGACTTGAGTGGCGGTAAGCGCCGGTTTGAATTTGGTCATGGTGTCAGTTCCTTTGCTTGGTTGGGTGCGACCATTCTAGCGGCTTTAACAGACCTGTCAATAAGAAAAGTTATTTTAATTGTAACAAAAACCCCACCTTTTGAGGGGCGGGACTTTCGGGCTGTTTTCAGCCGGGTTCGGGTTTCTTTGGTCCGTTTTCTATAAGAAAATTTTTCCAATGGCCCGAGATGTTACTTATTCATGATTTTACCTCCATATTGAGCGGGGCAGAAAATGGCCCGCTCACAGGCTTGTCAATATAATTTATAGCATCGGGACCGCATGGGGCGGACGGTTCGCGCGCTTCCATTGTTCCCATATTATGTACCATGCAAAAGCCGGGCGCGTGTTGCGGCCATAGCGCATAAACGCAATTGATACATTTTAGGAATTGTTGTGTAGCCATTTAATCAACCTTGTAAAAGACACCAATTAACAGCGTTATCAAGATCACCGAAGTCCGCAGTCGTGATGCAGACGAACAACCGATTTAACTTGTGCGTCCGTTACCGCGTGTGCATCGCGTACCATGTAAACGCGATCAGGATGGCCGTCTGCATCACGACTGCGGACTTCGCAAAGCTGAAAGCGGGAGCGCGTACCGGGAACAACAGCAACACTTAGTTCGGTTCCCTTTATCAAAAATCGCGCGTCATTGCTATGCGTGACCGTGCGCCATTTTAACATCATGGTTTAACCCTCCATCTTGCGAGCGGTTCCTAAATTTCGCAACCAACAATAGACGGCAAATGTTTTAAAAGTGTTTCCGTTGCCCAATACGGCGTTTCATAGCCGGATGCAACTACGGTCATTCGTCATCGCCTTCATTGTGACATTGATCGCAAATATCGCATTGTTAATTTCATCTTCGCTCGCATGGTCCGATAAATTCCCGGTTGTTCCTATGAGAGCATCAGCAACAAGTTGCGCGCGTCTGATCATGTCGGGCATAAGATGGTTTTGCTTGCACGTATTGATACATGAGTACTTATACTCATGTAAACCTTGACACAACTGCGAATCGCGCCTTACGATGCTAACCTTGCGCGTGCTAGGGGGCACCCGGTTTGTCTAAAAATCCATTTGCATCATTGGCCGACCAAACGCAATTGAGCGTGCGCGGACTAGCGCGCCTGTTGAGTGTGCGCGTTGATTCCGTGCGGTCATGGATCAAAGGGACTCGAACAGCACCACAAGGTGTGTTGACTGAATTGAGAGCGTACATTGCGGGGTTAGATAATGATTGAAGTGTTGAAAGCCTATCGGCAATGGGTCGTTTGGAAATTAATTCAACGTCACGGTAAACCGAAAGCCGATAAAATACCATTCAACGCGTTGACCGGTCAACCCGCGTCATCAACAAACCCGGCGGATTGGTGCTCGTATGATGAATCGTGCGCGGCAATGGCGTCCGGTAATTATAGTGGCATCGGTTTTATATTTACCGATAACGATCCGTTTGTTTTTATCGATCTTGATTCATGCCGTGACGCCACAACCGGCGAATGGTTGCCCGAAGCCGTTGAAATTTGTTCGCGGTTTCCCGGCGCTGCGATGGAAATCAGCCAATCGGGAACCGGCTTGCATATAATTTGCAGCACGTTCGATAAATCGCTTTTTGCCGCGCACTATAATAAATTCAACGGATGGATTGAAGTTTACCGCACCGGGCGTTTCATCGCGTTCGGCGGCGGACAATGGCAAGGTGACCCTACGGTTGACCATACCGCCGCGTTGCTCGATTGGGTGCCGTTGCGCGCGAATGGTGCCGGTGATGATGCGGACGTTGCGAGCGTAGGGCGTGACCCGCGATGGTGCGGACCCGAAGATGATGAAGAATTATTGCGCCGAATGATGGTGCATAAAGAACCGGATGCGGCGTTGATCGCATCATTGGCCGAAAAATTACAGGCGAATCCACATGATGCGTTTTTAAAATGGCAATACGATCAAGCGGCGCGCGAGCGCGTGCCGTTTGAATGGTTGTGGAAAGCTGATTTACGATTAGGTCAGTTTTTCCCTGATACTGTCGGTGCACAAGGGCGTTCGTTCGATTGGAGTTCTGCCGATCAAGCGTTAATGAACCGTCTTGCGTTCTGGACCGGTAAAGATTGGCCGCGAATGCAAAGGCTGTTTGGGCAATCCGTGCTTGCTTCACGCGACAAATGGAATTTGAGACCCTATTACCGCAACGCCACAACGTCCGGTGCAATCCGTTGGTGTCGCGACGTTTACAAAGGCACGCGTGCCGATAAGCGCGATGAAGCGCGGCGATTGCAGCAAATGCGCGCCAATGAGGAAATTGGCGATGTTTTTAGGCGCGAGGATCACGTTGCACCAATTTTGACGATTGACGAAATGGTGCAGCGTTTTGTTTATGTGCATTCGATCAATTGGTTTGTAGATAGAATCACGTTCAAAGACTATAAAGTTGATAATTGTGAATATGTTTTTGCATCATCGATTACCATGATCGATAGTGGACAACGCGACAAAGACACCGGTGAACCGATTATGAAAGGTGTATCAACCGTAAAATTATGGTTGAAAGAATATCAGTCGCAAAAAACCATTGTTGATAAAATTTCATGGAAACCAAACGCCGGTCCAATTTGTGACGTGCCGGAATCATTTTACAAAGGCGTCAATATGTGGCGCGGTTTGATCAAGCCAAAATGGGCGGACTATTACCGCGACAACGTACCGGAACGGACGGCGGCAATTGCAGCGTGGCAAAATCATTTAGCCTATCTCGTACCGTATGAAGTGGAGCGGGTGCGATTTGAAAAATGGTTGGCTCATATTTTACAGCGTCCCGAATTATTGCCTCATACCGCTTATTTGATGTTCACGCCGGAAGTTGGCACCGGCCGTAATTGGCTATCAAGCGTGCTTGTGCGCGTGTTGCGTGGTTATGTCGCTGCCGGTGTCGATATTCAGGAAGTTTTGGATGGATCGTTTAATGGTCGCTTGTCTCAAAAATTATTGGCTATCGTTGATGAAGCGAAAGCTGGCATGCAAGATGCAAGGCGATACGCGCGATCAGAACGGCTTAAAACGCTAGTGAATCAAGCCGCGCGTGAAATCAACGTCAAGCATGGCCTTCAAGCGGTTGAACATAACTGTATGCGATGGCTGTTCTTTTCCAACCATGCCGATGCGTTGCCGTTCGATAACAATGACCGGCGAATCGCTGTGATAGCTAATCCGACCGCGCGGCATGTTGGCGGCACGGCGTACTATACCGCGTTGTATGATTTAGTCGATAACGATGCGTTCATATCGGCCGTTTGGGCGCACCTTATGTATGGGGTTGACGTGAGCGACTTCAATCCAGGCGAACATGCGCCGATGAATGAAGCGAAGCGGATTGCTCTATCTGAAATGCAGAGCGAAGGTGAACGCGCCGTGCGTGAGTTCGCCGCTAAGTGCCCCGGCGACTTGGCGACAGCGCGACAAGTTCGCGAATGGATTGACCGCTACAACTCGGACCAATCCGGAACTAAGGCCCATTCGCGCGTTTTAAAAATATGGATCGAAAAAGCGGGTATGTTGAATACGGTTAAGAGTGCTAAAATTAGCGGTTATACTCAAAAAATTATAATTGTGCGAAATTATACGGCTGAAAATTTAGAAGTTTTAGACGTTTTATCGATTGCACAAATTGTCGGACAAAATGACGTTTGGTTGAAACTCGAATAAGTTTGGACGATTTTGTATGCCGGTTGCCCATGTAACGCCTGTTGTCCATATTCTAAACTTTTGGAATATGGATAATTTAAAATTAGGCCGTGACCAAACGTATCGGAATCGCGTGACTGGCGTTACATGGGCAACCGGCAATAATTATGGGAAAATTATAAAATGAAATTATCGCCAAATCAAAATGCGGTTTTAGATTTTGCAAAATTATGCACGGCCGACGTGGCGACTATTCCGCAATTGCGGCGATGGATTAATGATTATTGCAACGATCAGAGCGGAACTAATCTTAAAACGAACACCTTGCGTTGGTTAATCGAATGGGCGGAAATGAAATGCGTTGATCGACCGATGCGATTTGACGGTAAGGTTGTTCGCATCTTCATTGTTCGAAATTTCACCATTGATGACGTTCGCAACGCAACGCCTGATGCAATTCGAGAACATTTGGTGCGGTCCAATGAATTTGTTGAACCGATTGAGGGTTTTTAATGCAACTCGTTTCATTCACCGATTATGCTGCTATAATTTTGGGTCGATTATTTCCACCAATTGAAACGCGGCGGCAACTTTGGGAATTTATGGGTCGCGATCCACTGGCGAATTTGTTATGGACAAATTATGTTCGCTGGCACTGTGATTTGAATCCGGCCAATCGCTCGATAACTTTTCGTGCATGGTTGAAAGAATTGAAGCGTGAAGATTGCATTTATTCGGAATGGTGTTTGGTTTCGGACATTTCAAAAGATAGACAACTACCAAACGGCGGAATTGATAATCTTGCTGAATATCTTTTGAGAATAAATGCTGATGATTCAACGTTTGATAGTCTCGAATCACTTTGGATCAAATATCATTGGAAAAGCAATTAACAGACCTGTTAAACCGGATATAATGGTGACACCAAGACACAAGCCGATTATAACGAAATCAATAACGCTGGTTTATAGTGGTGCTAATCACACCACTCATTTCGCGATGCTACAAAATTGTTGTTCAACGGCTCATTGAAGGGAGCACATAACATGGAACATAACACGTATGAATCTGCCACCATTGAAAAATTGAAAAAGATGCGTGCGCGCATCGATTTATCATTGAACAAAGTTGGTAAAGCAAAAAATACCTATGCCGCGAGAAAAATTTTATTGCGAACGGCAACCGAAATTTTTCAAATGAACGCATCAGTCTATATTATGGCGCGGTCAATTTCTCGTAAACAGAACGGAGTGAAGTGAAAAGGCAGTTTTTATTGGATTGAACGCATGTTGCAGATTTACGCTCATTTTAGAGCGGCTTGCACCTGACCGGCTCATTAATATATAATGAGCCGGTCATGCCGAATTTAAAAGAACCAAAACACGAATTATTTGCCCGTGCATTAGCGGAAGGTAAAGGCGTTCATCTTGCGTCTGGTTTGGCTGGTTACCACTCGCCACAATATTCATTGCGTCAAAATGATGTAATTCAAGCGCGCGTTGCCGAAATTCTCAAGGAAAGTGAGAGCGACGCTATCATGAAGGCGCGCGAATGGCGCGAACGTGAAACTCGAAGTGCGCGTGTTGATATTCGCGATTTTTTTGATATGACAACTAATTTCCTATTGCCCATGAGCCAGTGGAGCAATGAAGCGGCGGAAGCGGTTGAATCAATCGAGTGGGATAAATACGGACAGCCGAAGATCAAACTTCGCAAGACTTCATCAATGAACAATCTTGGGAAAAGTCTCGGAGTGTTGACCGATAAAGTTGAATTGAGCGGACCTAATGGCGGACCTGTAAAAACGATTAACAACGAAATGACACCACAACAGGCGGCCGAAGTATATGCTCTGTTGCTCAATCCCGGTAGCTAGTCATGAGCGAATATAAATCAGAGACTACGCTTACTGATGGCCGTCCGATTTATCCAGAACATCGGGAATTGAAATCAAACGGACAACAAAAAGATTATATTGTTTTATCGGAAAATGAACGCGCCAAGGGATTTATTCGCCCGGTGCGGCGTTCATATATGCACCTTAAATGCGGGGCAACAACCACAATGGATAAAAACCATAGCCGAAACATACGCACGGAAACCGACGTTTTATAGCGGTACATTCTGTGTTCATTGTGGTGCTCATTTTCCCGTTGGTGCGAACGGCGAATTTGTTTGGTCTGACACTAACGAAAAAGTTGGCACATAATATGAATGCAATTTTATCCGTTGTTAAGCATTGGCCTTTAAATTATTTAACAGTCTGGACCAATCGTCAAAATCGTTTAATGGCGTTGCGTGCCGCACCTGATTTATGGGGCGGTGCGTTTGAACATTATCGGACAAATCCCATTCATTTTATAAATGATTGGTGCGACACGTATGACCCGCGCAACGCGGGACGCAACAAACCTTCATACATGCCGTTTATTTTGTTCCCGCGTCAGATACAAATGATCGAATTTTTGCAATCATGTTTGGCTGGCGAAGAAAATGGATTGATTGAAAAAGCGCGCGACATGGGCGCAACGTGGGTTAGCTCCGCGTTTAGTGTTTGGTTATGGCGGTTTTATCCCGGCGCAGCGGTCGGTTGGGGATCACGTAAAGAACAGTTAGTTGATAAATTGGGCGACCCTGACAGCATCTTTGAGAAGATGCGGATTATAATTCGTCGGTTGCCGCGAGAATTTTGGCCGTGTGGCTTCATTGAGCAAGAACACATGGCGTATATGCGAATTATAAATCCCGAAACCGGCTCAACCATCACAGGCGAAGCGGGCGACAACATCGGACGCGGCGGGCGCAAGCTGATTTATTTCAAAGACGAAAGCGCGCATTACGAACGCCCCGAAAAAATTGAAGCGTCATTAAGCGACAATACACGCGTACAAATTGATATATCGAGCGTCAACGGTTTGGGTAATGTTTTTCATCGGAAGCGCGAAGCGGGTGAAATTTGGACAGGCGGAACCGCTATAAAAGGAAAAACCAACGTTTTTATTATGGATTGGCGGGATCATCCCGCTAAAACTAATGAATGGTATGAAACGCGAAAGACAAAAGCGGAAGCGGACGGGCTTTCACATATCTTCGCGCAAGAAGTTGACCGCAATTATGCGGCGGCTGTTGCTGGTGTCATCATTCCGGCGGATTGGGTCAACGCGGCGATTGACGCGCATGTGAAATTGAATTTTGAAGCGACCGGCACATGTGTTGCGGGCCTGGACGTTGCCGATGAAGGCGGCGACAAGAACGCGTTGGCGCTGCGTAAAGGCGCGGTGCTGTTGTCGTGCGATGATTGGGGCGAAGGTAAAACATACGAGACGACAAACCGCGCCGTGGTCATGTGCGAAGGTGTTGGGCCGGTTGAAATTCAATACGATAGCGTCGGCGTCGGCGCGGGCGTGAAGTCCGAAGCGCACCGGCTCAAAGAAGCGGGATTATTGCAACCACAAATTACGTTTCAACCGTGGTCTGCCGGTGCTGGTGTGCAGAACCCGGAAGACCACGTTGACCCGAACGATAAACAGACACCATTAAATAAAGATATGTATGCAAATTTGAAGGCTCAAGCGTGGTGGGAATTACGCCGCCGATTTGAACGAACATACCGTGCCGTAACCGAGGGCGTAACATATTCGCCGGATGAATTAATCAGCCTCCCATCCACATTGCCGAAGTTGCGCCAATTGCAAAAAGAATTAAGTCAATCAACGGCGGGAAAATCAACAAGTGCAATGAAATTGATCGTAAATAAGACGCCCGAAGGTACGCGATCACCCAATCTTGCCGATTCCGTTGTTATGGCGTATTATCCGGTAATTCAGAAACTTGTAACCGCCCGTATGTGGTAAAGGAAAATCAATCAAATGGCATTTCAATTATCAGTGGCAGTTCGTAACGCTCAACTTGATGCACTTGAAACTACGGTGGGTGCGTCTGCTATTTTAGAAATTCGAACGGGTGCCGCACCCGCAAATTGTGCGGCGGCAAGCACCGGCACGGTGCTTGCAACTCTCGCTTTACCATTCGACTGGATGGCTGATGCGTCGGGCGGATCAAAAGCAAAATCTGGCACATGGCAAGATACAAGCGCGGACGCTACCGGAACGGCGGCACATTGGCGCTTGTTCGCGAACGATGGAACCACTTGTCATGCCCAAGGAACTGCAACGTTATCGGGCGGCGGCGGTGATATGATTCTTGACAGCCTTTCATTTACGGCTGGTCAAGCGTTCACGATTTCAGCATTTAGCATCACGCGCGGGAATGTGTAAATGACCCTTTCATATATTGATCGTGCGGCAACATTGCATAATGCGAGTTCGGTGCATGTTGCACAAATGACAGTTGCCGTGCATGTTGCCGCAGTCACGATTTTTAATGAAGATGCCCAAACAAGCCTTCATGCCGAACGTCTTGTTTGGGCGAAAAAGACTGTAGCCGACCCGAACGGTATGGCGCGTGCGATGGCACTTTCAGTTCTTGCCGATCCAAATATTCAGAATGTTTATCCGAACGCAACAGATAATCAGGTTCAAGTTGCCGTTGATGGCCTTGTGAATTTATTTTTAAATATCTAAGGATTGTGTTTAATGTCTACTATCAATCCTAATTATGCCACGGCGGCGGCTATCACAATAACTTTGACAAGTCTCGCAACGGACAGCAATCTTCTTGCTGGTCGTGAAAGCACTGTTATTCCAAACGGCACAAATAAATACGACGATGCAATTCTTCGAGGCAAGATTAAGACCGGAACGACCACGGCCAATACGTCAATCGAGATTTGGATTTATTCAAACGCCATTGAGGGCGTCAGCTATTCGGCGGGTGCTACGGGGTCGGATGCTGCTTTGTCCCTTGCGAATGTTGGTGTTAAAAGATTAATGAAAAGAGCGCTGGTTATTGATGTAAGCGACACAACATCAAGAACGTATTATTTTGGCGGCCTTTCGATTGCCGCTATTTTCGGTGGCATCATGCCGAAAGATTGGGGTGTGTTTATTGTGCACAATACCGGCGCGGCGCTTGACGCAACCGGCAGTAATCATGCCATCGAATACCAAGGCATTACCTATACAAACGCGTAGTTATTATGTTTCTACGCCCGACTGCTCCTTTACTTGAATTGAATCTGGACCATCCCCTTGCGAATGCGTGCATTGGGGCTTGGGTATTTGGCGAAAACTTTCGGCCGTACAGTCTTACCGATCAAGGCCATCAATTAAAAAATATATCAGGTTCGCCTAGTATAGGATTTGATTCTCGCGGCGGTTATCTTTCAACTACGGCTAGCGATTATTTACAGACTGGGCGTCCGCATCTAGGCGGACGCAACCAGTATAGTGTTTTTGCGTACCTGACACCGATATCCCTTTCTCCCACAAAAACGATCATGGGAGAATATGACGCGGGAAATAAGGCGCCTTTGGCCTTATTAACCGGCGGTTCAAGTTCCGACATTCGATTGTTGATTCGCCCTGTTTCCGGTTCAGACTTTGATAAAACAGGCGCAGCAGGGGCGCTTGTGAACAACGTGCCGGTCACGGTGGGCGGATCGATTGACATTTCAGCTTCGGGAAGCCCTTATGCCGTGTACGTTGATGGCGCACTTTATATGTCACAAACCCGCCCAAGCGGGATGTTTACAACAGTAAGCACAACGAATAATTTTGGTTTTAGGATCAGTGTTGCACCGATCACCGCAAATACTTATGTTTGGTACACCTTTGATCGTTACTTGTCGGCTGATGAACACTTTCAATTAGCAAAAAATCCTTGGCTTCTTGTTCGTCAGTCAAGAAATAGAGGGTTACAATTATTATCTGTCAGCGCGTCCGGTACTCTCGCCATCGACGGCACGGCGGCAATCACCGACGATGACGATACCGTCAGCGCGTCCGGTACTCTCGCCATCGACGGCACGGCGGCAATCACCGACGATGACGAT